AGTTAGAGTTTCCTGAGTTAAAGGTAGCTGCTTATAACAAGTACTGGGAGTTTGAACCTGATCAGTTGGTAGTGGAGAAGAAAGCGTCTGGTGCGCCGTTGGTCTTTGAGCTTCGCAACCTGGGTCTGCCAGTAACTGAGTTCACGCCATCTAGGTGTCAGGATAAGATTGCTAGGGTTAATTCTATTACTGATCTTTTTGCCAGCGGCATGATTTGGCACCCACCTACGAGATGGGCTGAAGAGATAATTGAAGAATGTGCTGCATTTCCTTCTGGTGACCATGATGACTACGTTGATAGTACATCACAGGCACTCATGAGGTTTAGACAAGGCGGTTGGATTAGGACTCCCAGCGATGATTGGGACGATGAGCCTAAGTACCAACGGCCCGTGAGTTACTACTAGGGCTTTATATTTTACGCCTTTTGGTGTAAAAGTTCAATTGAACCAAAACTGGAGATGACGATATGGCTATTACCAAACCCTTAGACCCTTCTGACGTTGATGTAGCAGAAAATGAAGAAGAGGTTCAGGTTGAGGTTCAGGTTCTTAACCCTGATGCTATATCATTTGAGCAAGATGATGGCAGTGTTGTCGTTGATTTTACAGGTGGTATGGACGAGGAAGAGGTTGAGCTTCAGCATGACAGCAACCTAGCCGAGTTTATAGACAAGTCAGACCTTGAATCTATGGCGTCTGAGTTGGTTTCTGATTTTGAATCTGACCGTGAATCCCGAAAGGATTGGGCTAGGGCCTACGTTAAGGGTTTAGACCTGTTGGGAATGAAGGTTGAAGACCGTCAACAGCCTTGGGCTGGAGCGTCTGGCGTGTTTCACCCCATTATGACTGAAGCAGTGGTTCGCTTTCAGGCACAGGCTATGGGTGAGCTATTCCCAGCCTCTGGGCCAGTAAGGACCAAGATACTTGGTAAGCTCACGCCAGAGAAGTATGAGCAATCCCAGCGCGTAGAAAAAGAACTGAACTACATGCTGACTGAAGAAATGACCGAATACAGAGATGAGACTGAGCAAATGTTGTTCAAGCTCCCTATTGCTGGTTCCGCCTTCAAGAAAGTTTACTATGACCCTATCATGGAGCGTCCTTGCGCCATGTTTGTGCCAGCAGAAGACTTTGTTGCGTCCTACGGTGCCACAGATATGATGGCATGTCCACGTTACACCCACGTTATGAAGAAAACACCTAATGAAATACTACAACTTCAGGTGAATGGCTTCTATCGTGACGTTGAGCTGCCTAGTGCAGAGCCAGATTACTCAGACATTCAAGAGAAGTACGATGAATTAGACGGTGAAAGCACCGTTATGTCCGATGATGACCGCCATACCATCCTTGAGATGCATGTTAACCTCAACATGCCAGAGGATTTTGATGATCCAGACGGTATAGCCCGACCATACGTCATAACAATTGATAAATCGTCTAGAACAATACTATCAATCAGGGCAAATTGGGAAGAAGATGACAATAAGAAAAAGAAAATACAGCATTTCACTCATTACCGATACCTTCCAGGACTTGGGTTCTACGGTACAGGGCTTATTCACCTCATTGGGGGTCTGGCTAAATCTGCGACTTCAATACTTCGCCAGCTTATTGACGCTGGCACGTTGTCGAATCTACCTGCTGGCCTCAAAGCTAGGGGTCTACGCATCAAAGGTGATGATTCGCCGCTCATGCCAGGTGAATTTAGGGATGTGGACGTACCAGGTGGCGCAATACGCGACTCAATCACTTTTATCCCGTACAAAGAGCCATCAAGCGTACTCTACGCTTTACTTGGAAACGTTGTTGAAGAAGGACGCCGCATTGGATCGGTTGCAGACGTTCAAGTAGGAGATATGAACCCTCAGGCACCCGTTGGGACCACTTTGGCCCTAATGGAACGCTCTATGAAGGTTATGTCTGGGGTACAGGCCCGTATACACGCATCAATGAAGACAGAGCTGCGCTTATTATCGCGTATTATTCGTGATTATATGCCAGAAGACTACGCATACGAGACGGACGGTGATTTCAACCGCATTGATGACTTTGATGGTCGTGTTGATGTTGTACCTGTGTCTGACCCTAACGCATCTACTATGGCTCAGAGGGTGATGCAGTATCAAGCCGCGCTACAGTTGGCTCAACAGGCACCTCAATTATATGATATGGGCAAGCTACACCGTCAGATGCTGGAGGTTCTGGGCATTCAGGACGCTGGTGATATAATTAAACTACCAGAAGACATTAAGCCAATGGACCCAGTAACGGAGAACATGGCTATGTTGAAGCAAGAGCCTGTAAAGGCCTTTATGTACCAAGATCATGAGGCACACATTCAGGTTCACATGGCAGCAATGGAAGACCCAAAGCTACGTCAAATCGTGGGTCAAAGCCCGTTTGCTCCAGCTATTCAGGCTGCTATGGCTACGCATGTAACTGAACACGTAGCGATGCAGTACAGAGTTGAGATACAGAAGAACCTTGGTGTGGAAATGCCTAGCATAGACACAGTTCTTCCTGAGGATGCAGAGGTAGAGCTGTCTCGTTTGACCGCTATGGCGGCAGACAAGCTTCTGAAGAAAGATCAAGCAGAAGCAAAACAAAAAGAAAACCAGCGTCAGCAGAGCGATCCTTTAACGCAGATACAGCAGAAAGAGCTGGCGATAAAAGAACAGGAGCTGAAGCACAAAATAAACTTTGATTCTGGAAAGTTGCAGCTTGAAGCAGCCAAGCTTGAATCTGAGAACAAGCGTGTCAGCGCACAGATTGGCCTCAAGGCTGGTATAGAGCTTAGTCAGTCTGAAGCCAAAACCAAGAAGGAAGGCGTTGACCTTAGCTTGAGTGTAGCAAAGACCTTACTTGAAACAGAAATCTCTGAAAGGGATAGATTAGAAAATGGAAGAAACGATCCTAACACTGCTAACCAAGGAAATCAAAGGCCAGATGGATGATATCAAGTATCACCTAACTTATGGGGGTGCATCAGACTATAACAGCTATTGCACTTCCGTAGGCTCCTACAAAGCATATCAACACATAATGTCAGAGTTAGAAGAGCTGGAGAAAAGATTTTTAGAGAGTTAGTGTTGATAGTTATTTTTTTTTATTCTAACGATGAAACATCGTGGTAGTCCCACGCAAGGTACTGTGAGCCTAAAGTCACTGCAAGGAAGCAAGAAATGTACGCAGAAAAAAAAGTATCAGAAAAAACTATTAAAAAACTCCCAATACCTTCAGGCTACAAAGTGCTAATAGCAATGCCTGAGATAGAAGACACCACAGAAGGTGGCGTCTTCATGCCAGACGAACTTAAAAACTCTGAAGAGACAGCGTCCATCATTGGATTTGTCATGAAAGTTGGTGAATCAGCTTATTCAGATAAAAGTCGTTTCCCAGACGGGCCTTGGTGTAAAGAAGGAGACTTTGTTATCTTTAGATCGTACTCAGGAACCCGTTTTAAAATTCACGGCAAAGAGTTCAGAATCATTAATGATGACACAGTTGAAGCAGTAGTAGATGACCCACGGGGGTATACAAGAGTATGACCAATAAAGCTTTAGACCTTGAAGGTGAAAACGAGACAGTAATAGGTGCATTGGAAGATACTGATTCAATTGAAGTTGAAATCTCTGATGATGAAGACTTTGATTCTCCCAAAACTTCGGAGGAAGTTTCATCTGAAATACCCACAGAAACAGAAATAGCTGGGTATAGTGCTGGTGTGCAAAAGCGCATTAAGAAGATGACCTTTGATATCAAAGAAGCCGAAAGGCATAAGATAGAGGCCATTAAAATTCGTGAAGAGGCGGTTAATTACGCCAAGACAATTCATGAAGAGAATGAGCGATTAAAGAAAACGCTGGAACAAGGTGAAGGCGTTATAGTTGATCAGGCAAAACGCAGAATTACAGCAGATAAGGCTCAAGCAAAGGCCGCATACAAGGAAGCCTACGACCTTGGTGACTCAGATGCTATTATTGCAGCTCAAGAAACTTTAAATGCTATAAGCAATGAAGAGTATCGTGTTCAGAGGATGAAACCTCAACAACGACCAACTTCAGAGTTTAAACTGCAACCATCTCAGGAAGTAGTTCAAGAACCAGATCAAAGAACAAAAGAATGGTCTGATAAAAACGAATGGTTTGGTCCTGACAAAAGAATGACAGGCTTTGCATTTGGAGTTCATGAGGAACTTGCAACCAACGGGGTGACTGTTGGTAGTAATGATTATTACAGGCAGATTGATGATGCCATGAAGGCTCAATTTCCTGATAAATTTAATACTGGAGAAAACAAACGCAATGTTGTAACCTCCCGTAAAACGGGTAACGTGGTTGCCCCTGCCAACCGCAGCACAAACAAATCACGCACGGTGACATTGTCACCATCTCAAGCGTCCCTCGCTAAGAGGCTTGGTCTCACTAATGAACAGTACGCAGCGCAAGCACTCAAGGAGTCAAGAAATGGCTGAATCAAAGAAACCACGGGAATCTGAAACACGCGAAATGTCCGAGCGTGTAAAGCCGTGGACACGCCAGAGTATGCTGCCAACCCCCGAACCTAGAGATGGATTAGAGTTCCGCTATGTTCGCACATCTACATTGGGTAATGCAGACAATACTAACGTGTCATCTCGATTCAGAGAGGGTTATACCCCTGTTTTATCTTCTGAGTATCCTGAACTTCACATCATGTCTGACATAGATTCTAGGTTCAAAGATAATGTTGAAGTTGGTGGCTTGCTACTGTGTAGCATTCCAACTGAAAAAGCAAACAATCGTGAAGAAGGTCAACTATACACTGCAAAGACTCAAATGGAATCAGTGGATAGAAACTTCATGCGCGAATCCGATCCGAGGATGCCTGTGTTAAATTCAGAACGTTCCTCGCGCACTTCATTTGGCAAGTCCTGACTTGCTTGAAAAGGTTCAATTGAACCAAAATCGTAATAGAAGGAGAGCCTAAAATGGCCCTTACATCTAGCCCATACGGTTTGCGCCCTATTAATGCCATTGGCGGTCGGCCCTTCTCTGGGTCCACACGTCAATTACCCATTACTACTGGGTTCAATACCGCTATCGCCAACGGAGACCTTGTAGCAGTAGCTGCCAACGGCACTATTGTTAAGGTCACTGTTGTTGGCACAAACGCCAATCCGTTCCCTACTGGTACTGTTGGCATCTT